ATAGACCCATATTTAAGGACAATAAATTAAACAATTAATTGTCAATATCCTATATAATCCCTATTGACAATATTGTCAATAGTGATATAAAAAAAATATAAAGACATAAACAATAAATGAAAGTGAGGACATAATGAGTAAAGCGACATATCCGACAAAGTATCAGTTGGAACATTTAAAAAAGCGTATCAATTCAGAAATTGATCCATTAATAGATCAAGCGCAATTAAGCGTTAAATCTATTGTGGCTGATCTTACTGAAAACGCTGAATTAAAACTTGCTAAAAAGATAAAAGCTGATGTTGTTATAAAAGAACTAGAAGGTGCTATTGCTGAACTAGAAATTAAACAACGTAAGGCGCAAACGTTTTTTGGCAAAATATCGAACAAAGAACTTAAAGAAAAATTGAGTTATAAATTCGATAAAAAAGATCGAGATAGTTATTATCGATCTAGTAGTTATGATCGAGGTATAACCCCTGAGGATTGCCGAGAACAATTGAGAAGTTGGGCGGAATATCTCGCTGAAATTGAGGCGGAAAAAACCCCTGAAGGTAAGAAGGTTAAGGAACTGAAATTGTATAAACAAAGCGCAATTAATTCAGTTTTTGAGTGTGGCGTCCCTGAACAATTAAACATTGTACTTGAGAAGGTTTTATCTGGTGTGGGCATTGTTTGGAATAAAACAAAGGCGTTACAATTAGAAAATAAAAACTATAATTAACACTTGACACTATAAGGGACAATGGTTTATTGTCCCTTATATAAAGACATAAACAAACAAATGAAAGTGAGGACAATATGACAGACTTATTTATGGACGTATTAAAACCAATGCAAGAAAATCAATTATCTAGTTCAAGATATGGGCGTTTAGGCGCTTTAAAAGATTTATTAATGGAATTAAATACCATGAAGAATAATCTTGATTTTACAAGTTATATTAAGATAAAAACATTGATTGAAGGTTCTATTAATAAGGTCAAGCAGGATATTAAAAACAATGAAAAATTCCCTGACCCTTTTTTAGATAAAATGTAATTATGTTATTTGACTTGATATTAATAATAAGCGGTTATTTAGTATGTTATCTAATATTCAACCTAAAAAAGAACTAAAAAAACCCCGTAAGAAAAAAGATAATAGCAAAAAAACTGACTATTTTTCTAATTGCCGTTGTTGCGGTGAATATATACGGGGTGATTTCAGGTCTAGTTTTGACAAAAGATATTGCCAAAATTGCCTTTAATGCTTCCATTATCACGGAATAAAAAATCAGCATAAAACATATATTTTTTTAATTTTGACCCCGTGTCTCGTCCGTGATACTTGCCAAAAGCCGTTGTCCGTGAACCACGTTCAAAACTTTTTGATGCCTGATCGCTTGTCCGTTGTCCGTGGATCATTGACCGCTTGTGCGTTGTTAAGTGAAAATTTTAGCCTGTGCCTTGAAAAATAAAATAAAAAATAAAATCTTATCCGTAGGTTTTAAAGCTTTTAACCTACGGATGATGAGCCGTGAACAATGGCGCACGGCTCAGGGAATTTTAAGCGGATCTTAACCACCATTTATCAAGTTCAAGATCCTCAAAATAGCTTTGTGCTATTTCATAAGTATTAATAACCCTTAGACCAGCGTTTAAAATATCACTATAATACCCATTTTTTGATATTTCTAATTCTGGCGCATTGTCCTCAATATAAGACCTTAAAAAATCAGACGCTAACCTATACGCTTTTTCTTTAGTAATAACATGATCTTTCCAATCATCATCACTAAATTTTGATCTAATCTCTTTAATCTTATTGATTACAAATTTATGGGTTGTTTCGTCATTGTCTAACCACAACTTAAAATTCCAAGTTTCGTAGTTAGACCAACCATTATATTTATTATCCATAAATGTCCTCCATAGTCCTTGACACTATATTAAATTTTGATATTGTCAAGTCATAACAAATGGAGGACAAATGACGACAATATATATGGCGGTTAGATATCCTAAAAATTGGACGAAAGAAAAAACAATTAAAGAGATATCTTTAGCGGATCATTTAAAAAGTTATAATTCAACTTGCGATAAAATCGGAGATGGATTGCAATTATTTTTAAATAAGGACGATGCTGAAAACCATTTAATTAAAGTAAATTCAATGGAACCAAAAAAAGAAAAGCAATTAGCTTTTAACTTTAGTTAACCAATACAAATAAAATACTCCCTTGACCCCGCTAAGATTTTCTTAGCGGGGTTTTTCATTTATGCTGAGCCGTGATCCGTGTGCCGTGGTTCATTAATCTTATAGAGGTCCCAACGGCACACCAAAAATCGAAAGTGGCGAAGCCCCCATACCCCCTTTTTTATAGATAGGGATCCTAATGTATGTATATATATGCTTGATTTACACAGCCGTAGGGGTTAAAAATACTTTTTGGTACCATATGAAAGAAACCATTGATAAAATAGATGAAAATAAATTACCTGCAAAAGTTCAGCAGCCGTATAAAATAAAAAAACTATTAAGCAAAAGAGAAGAAATTAAAGAAGGCGTTAGAGACGATTTTTTAAATTTTGTAAAATATGTTTGGCCAGACTTTGTAGAGGGGTCCCACCACAGGCACATCGCAGATAAGTTTAATCAACTATCCCGTGGTGATATAAACAGATTAATTATTAACATGCCACCCAGACATACCAAATCAGAATTTGCATCATTCTTGCTACCAGCATGGATGGTGGGCCTTGATCCGAAACTCAAGATCATTCAAGCAACCCACACAGCAGAACTAGCAATTCGTTTTGGTCGTAAGGCAAAAAATTTAATTGATTCTAGTAGATATCAAAAATTATTTAAAACTAGATTACAAGAAGATTCTAAAGCAGCAGGACGTTGGGAAACGGAACAAGGGGGTGAGTATTTCGCAGCTGGTGTTGGTGGTGCAATCACTGGACGTGGTGCAGATTTATTAATCATTGATGACCCGCACTCGGAGCAAGATGCAATGTCCAAGGACCTTTTAGAAAAAGCATACGAGTGGTATACATCAGGAGCTCGTCAACGTTTACAACCTGGTGGTAAAATTGTAATCGTTATGACAAGGTGGAGCACAAAAGATTTAACAGCAAAATTAATTGCATCTCAAACAGAAGCGAAAGCGGACAAGTGGCACGTGGTCGAATTTCCAGCGCTCATGCCAAGTGGTGAACCTGTATGGCCTGAATATTGGGATACAAGTGAACTTGAAAAAGTAAAAGCAGTTTTGCCAAACGCAAAATGGAATGCACAGTGGATGCAGAATCCAACCTCAGAAGAAGGAGCAATATTAAAACGTGAGTGGTGGAATAAATGGGAAGAAGATTATATGCCAAATATTTATCACATCATTCAATCCTACGATACAGCGTTCACGAAAAAAGAAACATCAGATTACTCTGCTATCACCACCTGGGGTGTTTGGTATCCTAACGAAGACTCTGGGGCAAATCTTATGTTGCTTGATGCAGTCAAAGGACGGTACGAGTTTCCAGAGCTAAGACGAGTGGCGTTAGAGCAATATAAATATTGGCAGCCTGAAACAGTTATCATTGAGTCTAAAGCAAGTGGACTGCCATTAACTCACGAGCTTAGAAGGATGGATATACCTGTAACTAACTTTTCACCCAATCGTGGAAATGATAAACATACTCGTGTAAATGCTGTTGCACCTTTATTTGAATCTGGTATGATATGGGCTCCTGAAGAAGAGTTTGCTCACGAAGTGATTGAAGAGTGTGCTTCCTTTCCGTATGGAGATCACGATGATTTGGTTGACTCAACCACACAAGCGATCATGAGATTTAGACAGGGTGGTTTGATAGATCATCCAGAGGACTATGTGGAAGAGATCAAAGAAAAAAAGAAAAGGATTTATTACTGATGACATCATTAACAGATAAATATTCAAAAAATTTTAGCTCAGGAAAAAAGAAAGAATTTGAAAAACGTGTTAGTGAAATGGTTGGTAACATGTCGGAACTTGCAGCAATACAGCTGGTTTTGACAGAAATGTTTCAAGAAGGTAAAAAAGACGGTGGCATGATAGACAAGCCACTTGGATCAGGAGGTGTAAAATCTGGACCACCACCAAAAAGAGGTCCCAATCCACAAGGGTTGAATGTTCCGTTAAAACAGGTTAAGACGTAAGGTTGGAGAAATTTAAATGGCAGATATAGACAAGTCACTTCCAAATCAGGTGAGAACCGAGGTCGAAGTACCATCTGAAGAAGTTGATGTTAAAGAAGAAGAAATTGTAGAACAACCACCTGTAGAGGTGATACCAGAAGAAGATGGTGGTGCAACATTAAACTTTGAACCTGGTGCAATCAACGTCCCAGGAACCGAGAACCATTTTGATAACTTAGCAGATATTTTACCAGAAGATATTTTAAACCCACTCGGCAACGAGATGGTGCAAAATTATATGGATTACAAAACTTCCAGAAAAGATTGGGAGCAAGGGTACATTCAAGGTTTAGATCTTTTAGGATTTAAATATGAAAATAGAACAGAACCTTTCCAAGGAGCATCTGGTGCAACTCACCCAGTCCTTGCAGAAGCAGTCACACAGTTTCAAGCACAAGCATACAAAGAATTATTACCAGCAGAGGGACCTGTTAGAACACAAATTATTGGTATTACAAGTCCACCTGTAGAACAACAATCGCAACGTGTAAAAGATTACATGAATTATTTATTGATGGATCAAATGCAAGAGTACGAGCCAGAGTTTGACTCCATGTTATTTCATCTACCACTTGCAGGTTCAACTTTTAAAAAAGTTTATTACGATCAGTTACTAGGAAGAGGTGTTTCTAAATTTGTTCCAGCAGAAGATTTAATTGTACCCTACACTGCAAACTCTTTGGATGATGCAGAAGCAATCATACATACAATAAAAATTTCAGAAAATGATTTACGTAAACAACAAGTGAATGGTTTTTATTCTGATATAGAACTTGGCCCACCAGGACCAGATACTAATAACGAATTAGAAAAAAAAGAACGAGAATTAGAGGGCACTAAAAAAACTGGTAAACAAGAACCAATGTATAATATTTTAGAGTGCCACATAAATTTAGATCTTGAAGGGTTTGAAGAAGTTGATTCTGAAGGTGAACCAACAGGAATTAAGCTCCCTTACATAGTAACCGTAGAAGAAGCTAGTAGAAAAATTTTATCTATTAGAAGAAACTACAATCCTAATGATCTAAAGAAAAGTAAAATCCAATATTTCGTTCACTTTAAATTTCTTCCAGGACTTGGATTTTACGGCTTCGGTTTGATTCATATGATTGGTGGATTAAGTAGAACAGCAACTTCTGCTTTACGTCAATTATTAGATGCAGGTACCCTATCTAATTTGCCTGCAGGATTTAAACAAAGAGGAGTGAGAGTCCGAGACGAAGCATCACCAATACAACCTGGTGAGTTCAAAGATGTGGACGCACCAGGTGGTAACCTAAGAGAAGCATTCTTTCCATTACCATACAAAGAACCGTCACAAACACTATTACAATTAATGGGTATTGTTGTATCCGCTGGTCAAAGGTTCGCGGCTATTGCTGATATGCAAGTGGGTGATGGTAATCAACAAGCGGCTGTTGGAACAACGATAGCATTATTGGAACGTGGATCACGGGTCATGTCTGCAATACACAAAAGATTGTATGCAGGAATGAAAAAAGAATTTAAACTTTTATCAAAAGTAGTTGCACAATATTTACCACCAGAATATCCATACGACGTGGTCGGTGGAGCACGGAACATTAAACAAGTAGACTTTGACGATAGAATAGACATCATACCAGTTGCAGATCCAAACATATTCTCAATGGCGCAAAGAATATCTATGGCACAAACAGAATTACAACTTGCACAATCAAATCCACAAATACATAATTTATATTCTGCTTACAGAAAAATGTACGAAGCAATCGGTGTTAAAAATATAGATCAAATATTACCACCTCCTGCACCTATGGCTCCAATGGATCCAAGTGTAGAACATATAAACGCTTTAGGTGGCAAACCTTTTCAAGCATTTCCTGGTCAAGACCATAGAGCACACGTTACAGCTCACTTAAATTTTATGGCAACTAATATGGTTAGAAATAATCCTGCAATTATGGCAGCGATACAGAAAAATATTTTAGAACACATCAGTTTAATGTCACAAGAACAAGTACAATTAGAGTTTAGAGAGCAAATAATGCAGTTACAAATGCTACAACAACAAGCTGCAACTGATCCTAACGCTGCACAACAGCTACAACAAATCTCTCAAACCATAGAAGCTAGAAAAGCAGTGTTGGTTGCAGAGATGACAGAAGATTTTATGAAGGAAGAGAAGAAAATTACATCACAATTTGACTCTGACCCACTTCTAAAACTAAAATCACGTGAAGTTGACCTACGTGCTATGGAAAATGAGAGAAAAAGAGACAACGATCAAGCACAAGTTGAACTTGCAAGAGCAAGATTGATGCAACAACGTGAAAATTTTGAAGATAAACTAGAACAAAACGAAGATTTATCAAAATTAAGAGCTGGAGTTAGCCTTGCTAAGTCAGGAATACAACAGGCTCAAGTCATGATGGAGGATGATTAATGCCTTTAAGCAAAAAAGGCAAAAAAATCATGAAATCCATGAAGAAACAGTATGGGAAAAAGAGAGGTGAAAAGATATTCTATGCATCTAAGAACAAAGGTGTTATAAAAGGAGTCAAAAAAGGAGCATAAATGCAAAAACTTGATAAAATCAAAGAAGTTAAAGTTGGTGAACAACAAGTTGAAATAGATCCTAGATCTAAAACAACTGCTGACCAAGCTTTTAACTATATTGGCACTGGTGGACCTGAAGAAGAAGTACAAGGTCAAGGTGCTGTAAGACCAGACAAGAAAAGAAAATCTAAAGCTTACTAATATGTGGTTATCGGCGATTAAATTAGCCGTCTCTGCTGGTAGTAAGATTTATGAGAACAAGCAGAAGACGAAGATGGCGATGTCTGAAGCACAACTTATGCATGCTTCTCGTATGGCTGAAGGCAAAGAAGCTTATCAAGGTAAGCTTTTAGAAGCTAGACAGTCAGACTGGAAAGACGAGGCAGTTTTAATAATTCTTAGTTTGCCCGTGGTAATTTTAGCCTGGGCAGTTATATCAGACGATCCTGGAGCCATGGACAAAGTAAAATTGTTCTTCGAGATGTTCTCGCAGCTCCCGTCATGGTTCACAAATTTGTGGATCCTTGTAGTCGCGAGCATATATGGTATAAAGGGTACACAAATTTTTAGAAACGGAGGAAAAAAATAATGGCAAACAATAGATTTAATAAACAAGTAACACCTAAAGGATACAAAATGGGTGGCAGAGCTAAAAAAATGGGTGGTGGCATGATGATGCAAAGACCTATGATGAAAAAAGGTGGAGCTGCTAAAGGTGCTAAACCAATAACAGATCCAAAAGTTTTAGAAGCAATAAAATTAATAAAACCACCAAAAGGAAAAAAACGTTTAGGTAAAATGGGTGGCGGAATGATGATGAAGCGACCTATGATGCAAGAAGGTGGTAAGGCTTTAAAACCAGTTAAACCATCTCAAAAAGGTTTAAAAAAATTACCTACTGAAGTAAGAAACAAAATGGGCTACATGAAAAAGGGTGGCAAGGTAAATGGCAAATAGATTATATAATAAACAAGTAACACCTAAAGGTTATCAAGAAGGTGGTAAGGTAGGTAAGATTAGATCTCTTATCGGTAAAGTTAGAAAAAAAATTGCACCAACTTTTGGTGAGCAATTTGATAAAGCTAAAAAATCTGGAAAGAAAACTTTTACATCCACCAGAGATAAATCTAAAAAAGGTAAACTAGAGTATTCTACAAAGACAGCAGCAGAAGTTAAGGCGGCTAAAAAAAGAATGTCTGATAGAGAAAGAGCTCGTGTTGGAGATAAGAGCAAACAACTTTCTGAAAAAGGTGCAGCGTTTAAACTTGCTAAAAAAATGGGTAAGAAAACTTTTACACACAAAGGTAAAAAATTTTCAACATTATTAAAAGGTGAGAAAGAAAAGAAACCTTTAATATCTGGCAAAGGGTTTTTTGGTAAAAAATTAAATATTTCTAAACCAGAATTATCTGGTCCAACATCTAAGAAGATTAAAAAATTTGTAGGAGCATAATGGCTGGTCCAGGTTTATATGCAAACATTCACGCTAAAAGAAAACGTGGTGGTAAGATGAAAAAGAAAGGTGCAAAAGGTGCACCAACTGCAGCGAACTTTAGAAGAGCAAAACAAACAGCGAGGAAAAAATAATGACTAAACTTTGTCCTAGAGGAAAAGCAGCAGCAAAAAGAAAATTTAAGGTATACCCTTCGGCCTACGCAAATGCATATGCCAGCAGAATATGTGCAGGTAAAATTAAAGATCCATCTGGTGTAAAGAGAAAAGATTTTAGAGGTAGTAAAGCTGAAGGTGGATTAATGGAAGCAACTTCAAGATTAAAAAGACAGGGTCTAAGAGGTGGTGGTCTTTGTGTAAAAGGAATGAATAGGGACGCCGTCGGAAAGAATTCCTAATGGCTAAGAATGGTTTAGATAAATGGTTTGCCCAGAAGTGGGTAGATATTGGAAGTAAAAAGAAGGATGGATCTTTCTCAAAATGTGGAAGATCAAAACAGAAAGCAGATGCAAAACGTAAGTATCCAAAATGTGTCCCACTAGCAAAAGCAAGATCTATGTCAGAAGGTCAAAGACGATCAGCAGTTTCAAGAAAAAGATCTGTAGCTCAAGGTGTTGGTGGTAAACCAACTAACGTTGCAACATTTTCTAAAAGAAAAAAAATGGGATTCGGAGGAATGGTTTGAGAGCAGACTTTCAAATGAGAGCAAAATTATCAAAAGGTGGTATGCCACCTAGAAATAAAAAAAACTTTAGATCTACAAAGTCTGGAGCAGGCATGACACAAGCTGGGGTCAAAGCCTATAGAAGATTAAATCCTGGCTCTAAACTAAAAACAGCGGTCACTGGCAAAGTCAAACCAGGATCTAAAGCTGCTAAAAGACGTAAATCATTCTGTGCAAGAAGCGCAGGCCAAATGAAAAAGTTTCCAAAAGCTGCTAAAGATCCTAATTCAAGACTAAGGCAGGCTCGTAGAAGATGGAAGTGTTAACTACATCTTTATAACTAAAAAGGAAATAATATGGCAATACAAGACTTAGTAAACCAGATAGAATCTGCTTTACCCTCAATCATAACAAAAGGTTTAGATACCTTAATTTTAAATGAAGGAATGGATCCTTGGAATGATGTTTACTCATGTGAAGAGTCTTCACATTCAAGTTGGATGGGGTGTAATTTTGATTACAGTGCAGCAGTAAGCGTAGAAAAAATTGAACATCTTTCAAGTTTATATATTAAAAACCTAACTCAAAATGGTGACATTGCAGATGATGGCAACGGAAACTACACTGTTGCATTAGATACAAAAATAAAACTTACAGCAGAACATTTAAATGTTACTGCGTCAGCACCTGTAACTACTAATACTTGCGGAATAAAAATAAATATTACTCCGAAAGATGTAATGTATATTAATGATCTTATTGCTACAGGAACTATGACATGTACAATAAATTTAGCTTCAGCAACATTAGTTGCAGCTAAAATGAGTTCCATAAGTACAAGTTATGATAACATTGATCACAACATTAGTGGAATGGGTGGACTTGATTGGATGGCTAGTTCTTTAGCTAGTTTATTTACTTCTTTTGCAAAAAGTTGGATAAATTCTGAATTAGATCCAATGATACAAAGCGAATTAAATAAAGAGTTAGATTCAATTCTACCTTACAAAATAGTATAAGGAGAAAAAATGAAAAAAAATAAAGCTAAAATAAAAAAAGTTATGAAGGGTTTGCAGAAAGCGTCTAAAACACACGCTGCACAAGCAAAAACTTTAAAAGGAGTTTTACATGGCAGATCCAAAAAAAGGAACGGGTAAAAAACCTAAAGGATCTGGTAGAAGACTTTATACAGATGAAAACCCTAGAGATACGGTTAAAATAAAATTTGCAACACCTTCAGATGCAAGAGCAACTGTTGCAAAAGTAAAACGTGTAAGTAAACCCTTTGCACGCAAAATACAAATACTAACAGTTATGGAACAACGGGCTAAAGTTATGGGTAAAAGCCAAGTTGCATCCATCGCTAAGAAAGGTAAAGATGCAATTAGAAAACATCATAACAAAACTAATTAAATTTTTAAAAACAAGAGCAGAGGCTCTATCTGTAACTATAACGTCAGGTAGTATTGACAATATGGAAAAATATAGATATATAGTAGGGCAAATAGCTGCCATAGAGGCAACACTACAGGAACTCTCTAACCTGCTAGAAGATAAGGAGCAAAATGAAAAAGGAACAGTCATCGATATTAACACCAAACAATGATTTAATTGGTGTAAAAAAATCAAAAAAAGAAGAACCAAAATTACCAAAGCCAACAGGCTGGAGACTTTTAGTTTTACCTTTTAAAATTAAAGAAAAAACTAAAGGTGGAGTAATATTAGCTGAAGATACTTTGGAACGACAACAAGTTGCTTCACAAGTAGGTTTAGTTATGGCCATGGGTTCTCAATGTTATCAGGATAAAGAGAGGTATCCCGAAGGTCCGTGGTGCAAAGAAAAAGATTGGATTATGTTTGCAAGATATGCAGGTAGTCGAATCAAAATAGATGGTGGGGAAATGCGTCTGCTAAACGACGATGAAGTGTTAGCAACAATTGATAGTCCAGAGGACATCTTGCATGAGTTTTAATCATAGGAAGGAGTAAGCTATGCTAGAAGAAAAGAAAACAGTTGATATAGATACATCAGGTCCTGGTGCAGAAATTGATATACCAGAGGACAAAACATTTGAAAATGAAGTGGAGGTATCAAATGAAAATACTGAAAACGATAGTAAGCCCGCTGACACATCTGAGAAATCTGATGAGCAGTTGGGTGTTCAAAAAGATCAAGAACAAGAAATAAAGAAACAAGAACAAGTAAAAGACGATGGTAAACTAGAAGAGTATAGTAAAGGAGTACAATCACGTATTGCTAAACTAACTCGTAAAATGAGAGAAGCAGAGAGAAGAGAACAAGCTGCTCTTGAGTATGCAAAGGCTGTTGAAGAAAAAAGAAAAGAGGCAGAGTCTCGTTTCAAAAAAACAGACTTAGATAACCTAGATAAATTTGAAAAAAATATTACTGCTGGGTTAGAAGCTGCGGAAAGAGAACTAGCTTCTGCTATAGAAGCATCCGATGCAAAAGCTCAGATAACTGCTAATAAACGAATAGCAGAGCTATCTTTTGAAAATGCTAGGATCAAACAAGCGAAACAAAGCAGAGAACAGGCTAAAGTTGAAGAGCCAGTTAAATCTGTTGAACAACCTCAAACACCAAGTACACCAATGCCTGACCCTAAAGCGGAGCAATGGGCATCTAAAAATACATGGTTTGGTGCTAACAGAGCTATGACTAACACAGCTATTGAACACCACAAAGATTTAGAAAACGAAGGTTATGACACTACTTCTGATGAATATTATCAGGAAATAGATCGAAGAATGAAAGTTGACTTTCCAGCTAAATTTGGTAATAATGAGGCAGAGAAAACGTCCGCTCCCGTGCAAACGGTTGCATCAGCTAATAGAAGCGTAAAACCAGGACGCAAGACTGTGAGACTCACTTCCTCACAAGTAGCAATAGCTAAAAAATTAGGAGTGCCACTCGAAGACTACGCAAAACAATTAAAAATCACGGAAGGAGCGTAAAATGGAAAACGAAAATAAAAATACTTCTCGTGCGAACCAAACACGGTCAAAGTCTGAAAGACCAAAAGTGTGGGTTCCACCATCATCTCTAGATGCACCCCCTGCACCTGATGGATTCAGGTATAGATGGATTAGAGCAGAAAGCGTTGGCTTTCAGGATACTAAAAATGTAACTGGACGAATTAGAGAAGGTTATGAATTAGTTAGATCCGAAGAAGTTGAAAATGCATCTGACTATCCAGTCGTCGAAGACGGCAAATACAAGGGAGTGATTGGGGTCGGTGGCCTTCTTCTTGCGAAGGTACCAGTCGAGATCGCGAAGCAACGTCAAGAGTATATGGCTAATCGTCATAAAGACAGAAGCGAAGCAGTAGAAAACGATCTTATGAAGGAGCAGGATAAGAGGATGCCTATCAATGTTGATAGACAAACTCGTGTAACCTTCGGTGGTACGAAAAAGTAATTTTTTAAATCACTGAATTATATAAACCGTACTGGAGGCCTTTCGGGGCAGGTACATAAGGAGAAACAACTATGGCAAATAGAAACACACAAGGTTTTGGTTTAGTTCCTGCAGGAACGCTTGGCTCAACGCCAGCGACTTCTGGTCAGGGCAAATACAAAATCGATGCGGGTTACGCTACAACCATTTTTCAAAATGGTGCTGTTGCTTCTGCTGCTGGTTACATTGTTGATGGACAAACAACTGATGCACCTATCTTAGGTGTGTTAAATGGAATATTCTATAACGCGGCTACAACTTTAAAGCCGACGTTTTCGAATCATTACGTCCAAGTAACACCAGCAAACTCAGAAGATATCGATGCATTTGTATTCGATAACCCTCAACAACAATATGTAGTAGCAACTGATGCCGTTGTGGCACAATCAGGATATTTAGAAACGTATGACATGAATACTTCTGCTGGTAGTACAACTACTGGTAAGTCTTCAGCTACACTAGATATCGGTGACACGTCAGCTGACGCTGCTTCTTTTAGATTATTGAGATCTGCTGAAGATCCTGAAAACGATGAAAATGCGGCTTTCAGATCTGTAGTAGTAGTTCCAAATCTAATTGAGCTACAATCGTAAAGCTAGAATAGGAGAACAAAAATGGCAATATCACGATCACAACTAGTTAAAGAACTAGAGCCAGGTTTGAACGCACTGTTCGGCTTGGAATATAAAAGGTATGAAAATCAGCACGCTGAAATTTATACTGCTGAAAACAGTGACAGAGCTTTTGAAGAAGAAGTAATGTTATCTGGTTTCGGAAACGCACAAGTAAAAGGTGAAGGTGCTGGAGTATCATTTGATGATGCACAAGAAACTTTTACTGCTCGTTACACTCACGAGACTGTAGCTTTAGCATTTGCAATCACAGAAGAAGCTATCGAAGATAATCTCTACGATAGACTTGCTGCTAGATATACAAAAGCTTTAGCAAGATCTATGAGCAACGCAAAACAAGTAAAAGCTGTCGAGCCTCTAATAAATGGTCTACCAGGTGTAGATACATTTAAATCAGGGGACGGCGAGTCTTTATTTGGTGTAGACCACCCTACGGTTAGTGGTTCTTTCAAGAACACATTAACTACGCAGGCAGATCTTAACGAAACATCATTGGAGCAATCTTTAATAGATATCGCTGCAATGACTGACGAAAGAGGTCTTAGAATCGCAGCGAGAGGGGTAAAAATGATTATCCCTTCAGAGCTTCAGTTTACAGCTGAGAGACTTATGAAGTCTCAAGGTAGAACTGGAACAGCTGATAATGATATCAACTCAATCGTATCAATGGGTATGATTCCTCAAGGTTATAGAGTGAATAATTACCTAACAGATACAGATGCGTTTTACATCATTACAGACGTACCAAATGGTATGAAAATGTTCACAAGAGCTCCGTTGACAACTGCAATGGAAGGTGATTTCGACACTGGCAACGTAAGATACAAAGCTAGAGAAAGATACTCGTTTGGAGTATCAGACCCTAGAGGTATCTTCGGTGTAGAAGGTGCGTAATTAATCTAATTTATGGGGCCGCCTTAAAACGGCCCCATTTATCAATATAAACGGTGAGAAAATGAAATTATTTAGAATTAAGATAAACGCTTACAAATACCACTCAGATTTTATAGTCAAAGCAGAGGATTCAGCTGAAAGCATTGAAAACGCAATAGTTGACACTCTGGGAAAAGATGATATAAAATGGGAGTATCTTGGAGAAATGATGGATCCAAGAGTAAATCGAATAACTTATGAGGAAGTTATAAATGGAGGCGATAATGCAACATCTGGAAAGCCTATATTCTCACAAGAGAGTGTTGGATCTAGAATGGGAGCAGGAGCATCTGAAAGAGGGTAAATATACTCTCAACATGGTTAAGATTGACAGAAAAGTCAGAGAAGTTCTTAGCCACATAAGAGCAGCGGAAGCAGAAAAAGCTCATATGAAAAATAGAATAGAAGATGCGGCTCCTCAAGTTTCTGTAGCTACTTAATAAAAAAGCTACATCGTTGAATAAATTCAATTCACACTACAGGCTCTCTTGCGCTCTACTAAAAACTAGTATATAAAATAATCACTATACATTAAATTGAATATCGACGCGTATAGTCGACGGCCTAGAGACGATATTCAAATAACTAGGAGGATAACACTATGGCAAACACTACGTTTTCAGGACCAGTCATTTCTAAAAATGGCTTTACAAGTACAGGTCCTGGTATGACTGTTAGCTTAACAGCTGACACAACTTTAACAGTCGCTACACACGCAGGTAGAATATTACTTTGTAATGATGCTGATGGTAAATTTACTTTACCAAGTATCAATATAGATAGTAATGGAGCTACTGCAGGCGATAACGACGTTAACAATCTAAACAATATCGGTGCAACTTTCACATTTTTTGTTGAAACAGCTGCAACTGATATGGACATCAAAACAGATGGTACTGATAAATTTAAAGGTGCTATTATGATTGGTGTTGACGATGGTTCGAAAAAAGCTTTCGTACCAGGCGCATCTAACGATGTTATTACTATGAATGGTTCTACAAAAGGTGGAATCGTTGGTAGCGTAGTATCTTTCACAGCGATTGATACTGCTACATACATGGTTCACAATTCTTTATTGATTGGATCAGGTACAATAGTAACACCATACGCAGACGCGTAATAAATAAACTCGGAGCGCCTGGTAATGCAGGCGCTCTTTAAAAGGAGGACAAAAACATGGCAGACACAGTATTAAATACAACTGTATTTGACGGAGCAAAAAAACTAATCACTCACTACAATGTAGTTTCTGATAACTCTGGAGGCACAACTAAAATAGTTGATGTTTCTGAATTAGCATCAAACAATGGTAAAACTTGCAAAACTGTAAGACTAAACAAAGTTAGTTTTAACGTTTCAGTAACAGCACCAGTAGATGCTTTACGTATGGACTGGGA